TGGTGGCCAAATTTAGTGTGCCACTACACATAATGTTTCCTCACTATTAGTAATAGAATTTTTAGTGAGGTTTATTTTGCGGAAGCGAGGAAAGAATGATCAGGTGCAAAATTGCACTTATTGAGAAACTTTAAAGTTTTGTGGCCCAAAGTTATCAACGGCCCACACATAGGGGCGGCGTAAAGGCCATTTTGCTTCTAGTAGTTGATCGTTAAATATTTGGGTGACTTGTTCTTTAGATAATGGGATATGGTGCCTAAACTGACAAAGCACGTCATGTACCAAACTAGCGTAGTATGTCCACGGTTTGCCAAAACGTAATGCACCGTCAGGTGTACCAATAATAAACATACCGAATAGGTGTTTTTTAGGGCTGCATCCGTCCCAAGCGTAGCCCTTATAGATGATAATTTGACCGTTGGCGATAGATACCCAACCATTAGAAAAAGACACACCTTTAAACGCTGGGTGGCGATAGATATGGTCTTCCTCTAAATAGTATTGGTACACACTCATTTAAGCACCTACTAACGCTGCTAATTCAACTTCAGCTTCGATCAATAGAGTTTCTAACGCTGCGTCTAACTGCTTAACGGTTGTTGTAGCTTCAATAACTGCTTTAGCGGAAAACTCCACACCCTCAATAACTCCGTTAGCCGCTTGGAGTTGATCAGCTTTAGCGGCAATCTTTGTAGCTAACTGTTTAACCGTTTCACTTTGACCGCGTTTATCCGCTTCAGATTGAATAGCCACAATTTCGCCTTCTGTTGCATTATTTGCAAGAACACGTTTAGCGGTTTCTGCTTTTGCTGCCCAGCCAGCGAGTTGATATTGACCAGCGTGGCCTGTTAGTTTTGCGCGAATACCTGTGGCGAATTGTTTTATCTCGCTAATAGCATTAGCTTTTAAATCTTTCAATGACACAGGAGGAATTTTGTATGTACCATCTTCCTGTAATTGCTGACCGTTCATAACTGAATCGTTAGCCTCTATAAAACCATCTTGCTGTTTTAGTCGTCTTTGAACAACAAAATTATTTTCGTCTAATAGAACCCACTGCATAATCAATCTCCTATTTTCCTAATTCTTAATTCATTATAAATATTATCAACTCCATGACCTGCATCATTCCCCGAAACTACGTTTGATGTATGACTCATGTGGCATATCATCTGAAGAGTGGTTGGTTCTGATAAATCAAAAAAATCTCTTATGGTGGAAATTGGCCCTAGGGCCTCACCACTATTTGTGATGCCATTTATAGACAGACCGTTTGTTATATACGAGGCTAAATCATAATTGTATAGTCTAGGAACAAATAGATTTCCTTTTATACATTGAAAAAACCCTTCAATATAAAATCGGCCACTAGGTAAAATAAAACTACTATTACTTAAAAGGCTAGCTCCAGTTATGTTATTTACAACTTCGGTATTTAATCGGTACTGCCTTGTAGTGCCTGATCCTATGAAAGTTCCAGTTGATGCGTTTGTCTCTCTAACAATCATTAAGTTTGATTCTAAATCTAAATAATCAGACTGACTGGAAAGTTGAACGTAACGCACATCACCTTGTGCCTGTGTTATTTTCCCACCTAGTAAAAGGTCTACTTCTGCTTGTGTATAAGCATCAACGTTACCAAGGTCTTGCTGTAACGTTTCTACTTCTTGCTTTAACCATACTGTACGATTCGCAAGCTGCTTTGCTTGTAAATTGTCAATACCGTCAGGGCCACCATGAACGGGGTCTAATTGTTCTAGCTGGTAAATACCTTCTGTAAATTCTGCATTTTCTGGTAGATTAGCCACTATGCTGTTCCTCTTGTAAATTCACCATTTCGTTTTATGGTGTTGTTGTGTAAGTTCAAAGCCTGTTCATAGTGCATACTGGACAAGTAGCATCTTACGGGTGCTGTTTGTCCTAAAATTCTACGCACTTGTGAAGCCTGACTAATAGAAATAGGACGTTGTAAATACACTTGGTACATAAAGCCTCGCGTTTCTTTAAGCTCGTAGTTTTTTTCACCATTACGCAATACTTCACCGTTATGTAATGTAGCGTCTTGTCTTTCAACAATATCAACGTCTTCAAAGCCAGTGGCTTTTAATACACGTCGAATACTGCCTACCGTTCCTTTTTTAACGTGTATTTGATAGCTCTCTTTTATAGACTGTCGCTTTTGATCTTCTGACCAATTCGCGTCCCAATCGTCAACCGATAACGCCCAAGCTAACCACGGTAAAAACTCTACAGGGCAAGTTTCCCAGTCCCATAACGTGCGTATATTTACTGGCTTATCTGTCGCGATATTTGCGACAACTTCCCAATCTTTTTCTAGTTGGGTGGCGTTTGGAGGTAATAAACTAGCCATTTATTCCCCCAAGAGTCAGATTAACGCCCGTACAAAAGGCACTTTGGTAACTGGTTAGCTCTATTGGACTTGAAGGTTCGTTAAGCACAACGTCATAAACCCCCGGCTGTTTTAATACACTGTATAACCCTGCGATAGTGGGAGGAATACCAATACTTCTAGAGTTTTCTACATAGTCATTTAGGGCTTTTTCAGCCGCTTCAAGCACTACGCTGTCGTCAGGCCCAGACGATAAAATTAAAGACGCATCAACGGTGTATTCAACAATTTCAGCCGAACGTGTTCTAGGGTTATCGTTTAGTGGTCTAACATCTTCAGGACTTAACGCAGCTCTAACACTGGTTAATGTTTCTTCAGAGGCTTCACCATTCGCTTCTGTAGATAACACTGTAACGGCAACATCACCCGGTACAGGGTCAGTTAGCCCAGCATCATCTTCAGGAATAATTACTATTGCGCCTTCAGGTAGCATATTTTTTTGTTCACTGGTTAACGTGACATAGGTAAACTTAGGCGCGGCAACATCAACCGCTTTTACCTTAGCCGAAGCACTAAGCGCGTGGAATTCATAAGCACCGCGTGAACCTGCGGTACTAAAACCCTCTAATGCTAACTGTGTTCTATAGCGTAAACTGGGATCAGATTCATAGACTGCTTCTTTAGGTGGTATCGCATCCGGTTCAGGCGGTGTAATAATTAAACGCTTAACACCAAAACGGGCGGCTTCTTGATCTAAGTCAGCACCATTAGCAAACGCTATCATAGTGGCCTTTGCTGCATTATTAATTTTTTGCGTTAGTAACATTTCTCTATACGCAAAAACTTGTAGTTGTTTTGTTTGTGGGTCTGACTCTAAATCAAGGTACAATAACCCCGTATCGCTAGACGCAGGAACTTTAAAATACTTATCGCCATTGTCAGCCGTAAATAATTCAGCCTCTAATAAGACCGGGGTGTATTGGTCAGTGAACAACAACGGTTGTAAACCGTTAAGCTGATCACGCATATTAGAAAATGTATTTTCATAATCTAAGCCTTCGACCAGATCAGGCGCAGGTAATAGTGGTAAGTCAATCATGTTCGTCATACAACAAGACCCTCTAATTTAATTTCTTTCCCATCGGGTAGATACTCTCCGATTAAATCAAGTGTGACATGCCCATTATCAATAGTAAGAACATTCACTTGTAACACCTTTAATCTAGGTTCCCATTTCTGTAGAGCTTCTACGGTTGCTACATATACTTCAGCAATAGTTTCTTCATTGAGGGGTGCATCGACTAAATCAAATAAACGGCTACCGTAATCACGGCGCATAACACGTGTACCAATAGGCGTTGTCAAAATATCGGTAATACTTTGTCTAAGGTGCGCGTGGCCTTTTAGCTCTTGACCTGTTGTGTTACTAGTACCTTTCATTGATTAGGCTTCTCCGTATCAGTACCGCCACCGAAATGATCACCACCCGTCTGTGGGTGCGTGTGGTGTATTAAACTCACACCATCGGCAATAACGTCACCATTAACTGTTACATGACCTTCTTCGGCGTTTATCGTTACTCCACCTTTAGCGACAATGTTTAACGTTGCGGAATCGGGTAATGCTACGTCTACGTGGTGTTGTTCACGGTCATAGCTAAAAACAGCACCATCAGCAAACGTAGTTTTGCGTATGGTTGGTCTGCTGTCCGTTGCTGGGTAATTGTTCTGATAAATAGCTGGAAGCACTACGCCTATTTCCGGGTCACCGTTGGGGCACATTACCGCCACCTGTTCGCTTATTTCTGGTGCCCAGTAATCAACATCGTTACTAGCACGGGCGGTAATCCAAGGAAGCCAACCCGTTTGTATTTTTCCCGCTTCGACTTTCACTAATGCGTTTTCGTAATCAGCATCAATAATGTTGCCTATTAAAAACACATTAGAAAGGCGGCGTTCGAGTTCGGTTAGACGCTCAAGTACGTTATCTATCATCACGCCATCCTTTCATAATCTTCTTCATTTTCGTTATCTGGGTCTTCTGACACATAGACTTCTGAAGGAAGCACTCCACCGCCCCATACATCTTCGCCAATACGAAGTGTTTGTTCCCATGTAATAGCCCACATAGCAACGCCTTTACGTTCTATGCTGCCATTAAATAGATTATCTGCTTTTACGTTTACCGCATCACTGGTGTTTTTTAACCCCCAACGTTGACACGGAATAACCACTAATAGACTTTCAACGATTGCTAAAGCGGCCTCGTCTTTAGGTAGCTTTCTTTCGTCTCTTGTAACGATAAACGCGGCTAAACGAATATATACTTCGTTTTCACCTGTTTCTATTCGTTTAACCGTAGGTGTACCCATTAAAGAAACATAAACAGCAGGTGCTTTAGTACCAATCCGTTTTAGTTCATCAAGGTTAAACCGCCCCGGATGTAAGCTAACTTCTTTTAAGTCGGGCAACTCTTCTTTTATTTTTTCAAGGACTTTTTGGCGTAACTCGATAAATTTCATAACGCCCCCTGAATTAAGTCGTTGGCCCAACCATCAAGCGTGCTTTGTAGATCATCTAAATTGTCAGTGCTAACACCAATAAATTCACGCTGTGGAATACCCCGCGAAACGTCACCGTAGTTATGGGTTGCTGCATAGTCTAAATTAGTACCTATCTCAGCCGCACCAAAGCCAATAAGCGATTGGATAGAATCAACTAGACCACCCCCACTTTGTAATAGCTCTTGATTACCGTGGCGGGTATCAGCATACCAAGGCGACCATTCAGCCCAAGCGTCACCGTCTGGGCTTTCACGTTCATCAATAATGCGTTTCTTTGTTTGGTCTTCTACTACACCACCCAACACACTAACAAGTTGTTGAGTATCAACACCTCTTAAACGTGATAAGACGTTGTTTAAACGGTCTAAGCCTTGAAGCTCTAACGAAGCACCAACCCCAGACATTAGAACGCCCCTAAGCTATTACGGCTAAATAGTCGTTGATTAGATTGAAAAGATGCACCTTCACCTGTAGCGGTTTCTGTTTCTTCACCTTCAGAAGATTCACCAATATTCAATTCAGCCGTACCTTTAGCAATACGCTCTAACCATTTTGTAGCGTCTTCATATTGTTGGCGTTGATCTTCAGACGCGCCACCGTTATCTGTCGCCAACCAATAAACAGCGATAGACGCACAATGACGTTTTAATAAGTCAGGAGTTTCAACAAGTGGGAGTGTGTACCGGGTCGAAAGATAGGAATTAATCGACCCGGTAGCATCGGCTAACGCACTTTCAACAGCAGTAGTGTCTAAAGTGTCATCGTTGTCACGGTCAGCAATTGTATAAAGAAAATCATCACCGTACCGTGCATTAATATCTTCGACGGTAGCATAGGTCATTTAGCATTAACCTTGTTCTACTCGCTCTTGGTAAACTGCCCACGCTTTATCTCGTTGCGCTGCGTTTAAATCTTTACCAAGAACTTCTTCAACGTCTTTAACATTAGGTTTTTTATCAGGGTCTAGAATACCAATAGCTTCTACAATGTCTTCAAGTAGCTCTTCAGATATTTCTTCTGTTGGCTCTTGCTGACCTTCAGAAATAGTCAGCATAGGTTCTGCTTCGATAATTTTTAACTGTTCATTGGTAAAGTCAGCAACATTAATATTAATACCCGCCGCAGGAAAGAAAGTACCAGCGCGGCGAAAACCTAACTTATTATTAGAACGGACAAATAGTTGTTCACTCATTTTCTTTAATCTCCGAAAAAAGCCCCCTACACGGGGACAAGCTGCTGGCGTTTTTTAAACAAGCCAAGGGCTAATAATAACTTCAACAATTCCCGCGTTAGGGTTATCTTCACCGCCCGGCAATTTATCTTTAACGATTGCTTGCGCTTTGGTACGCAACGAAGGAGGAACAACCAACGTAGTTGGTTTAATACCTAGCGGGCGACCTTGGTCACTTTTGAACGCGCCCATAGCATCGTAGGCAGAATCAAAATTAGCGGTAGTAAGCTCTTGCTTGCTGGCGTATCCCATCTGCCAAAAGCCAAAGCCAACATTGCAACGAGAATCAATACCGTAGCGGTATTCTTTTTTCATAAATACTGCTTCATCTTCGTCTTTTGTCATGCTGACAAATTTAGCTTTTTTGCGTTCTTGGAAAATCAACGGCTTAATAGCACGACTGTTATCTAACAAGTACCATGGAGTTTGAACACCATCAGCCATGTTAGAAACGCTAACTTCTTCACCGGGAAGACCTACAGGATGGTCAGTATCAAAGAAGTATTGACCGTCGAAACATTCAGAACCAAACCCAGCCGCTAATAGAGCAAACACTAGTTCGTCAGGGTGAGCGGAAGCTGCACGACCCATTTCTTCAAATAACGGGGTATAGATACCCAAGTTATCGTCTTCAATATCGTTGCGGTTAACACCAATAGTGCTTTCAAAATCTTTATTAAAGATTTGATAGCCATGGGCTTCCATATCTTTAATAACACGATCACCAACCCATTCACGAAACTGGGGGAACTGCCCTAACCAGCCGTAAGTATTAGAAGCTGACGTAGATTTAATGATGCTCGCAATCTTATTGAATTGCGAAGGCGCCATACCAAGACCTTTTTGATATGAGGCAACGTAGCCCGTAAATAGGCTTTTTAATAGTGCGGGGGTAACAATAGCCATTACGCGGCCTCCTTAGCTTTAGTGAAATCTTCTTCATCAAGACCTAGAAGGTGACAAGCTGCCTTATCCTCTTCATTAAGCCCTTTGTTTTGGTTGTTCAAGCCTTTGTTGTCTAAATCGGAATCTTCACCAACTTTAGGCGCGGATTGCACGAAATCTTGAAAACGTTTTAAACCACCGTCTTGCTTACAACATGCACGGTGATATTCCACAGTAGCGGGAGTAATTGCCCCGGCTTTCTGAGCCTTTTCTAGTTCGTCTTCGATTTGCTGATTTAACGCTGTGCTTTCAATTTTTTTCAACTTATCCTCAGATTGTTGAACGCGATTTAAAGCCGCGTCATGGTCAGCACGAGGAACAAATTTATCTAAAGACGGGTTATTTGCACTGTTAAGTGCTTTCGTTTTATCGTCTTTTAGTTGGTTAATCGCTGTTACTATCTGCGCTTCGGGGGTTTCCGCAGGCAGACCCAGCGCGGTACAAATGGCTAATAAAGACATTGTGTTTTCTCCGGTAGGTTGATTGCGCTGGTTCAGCGCGGTTAAGTGAAGATTTGGCTGATTCGTTAAACCAGCCGAATACAGTTGTAAAATCTGTTTGGTTTGTGTGTCGTAAGTAAATACGGGGGATAAGTAACGGTATTCTTTGCCTTCAACAATCCAACCGCCTCGGTCTGTCCAATCAACTAGCCCCCAAATTGCACCACCTTCACGAATTTCTAATTTTTTAATCCACCCCATAGCTGGGGCTTCTTCCCCTTCAGGGGCTTTTAGCTCGGTGGAGTGCTCAATATCAATGGGAAGGTCAGCGTTGTTCGCTATGAAGGCATCAATAACACCTTGGGGATTGCTATTAACCCAGTTACGACCATCACGACCAACAACTTCTTCACCCGCAGGGATAAGCTCAACCCATAGGGGCGCACCCTTCTGGGCTGCTATCGCTTCAAGAAGTGGTCGAAGTTCAGTATTAAGGGCAAACGTTTTTGTTGTCATGCCCGCTACGTTAGCGGAGAGGAAAAGAAGTGTTCAGGTGCAAAATTGCACTTATTCTATAAAAACAGTTAGATTTTTTAATTATAAAACACATGAGAAAGATTAGCTTTTTAGGAATAAAAAGAACCGTAATTGTAAGTAATTTTCTGTAAATAACTGGATTGAATTGGACAATATTGGATAGTAGTTAACAAAAATACGGAATACTGTATTTTTGTTACTGTATTCCGTATTACCTATATAGCTGCTATGTAGGTTTACCCCTCTTGCCAAGCTGTTGACAATTCGGCACTATAAATAAAAGCACAGTTGCTCTTAATATTTTTTTGATATGAAAAGGAGTAATTGTGGTTTTGAAGACTTATTGCACGACTAGAGCTATTGGCCCTTTCCCCATTAACTGTACTGTTTTTGTGAACACTTTCAGCACACCAAAGGATAACGATTGGTGTTTATATTCTATTGACGGTTCCTTGAATTTAATCAAGCCAAAAGATGCTAAAGGAATGCCAAACTTAATACTGGTAGGTCGAGTAGTTAGATATTCGGTTTGTCTAGGTTGTTCTCGTTAATTTGTTCTACGGCGGTTTCAGCCATGGCAAAAAACATACGCTTCATACCCGGACTTAACCCTTCTAATAAGTCGCAGTGTTCGCCATTCTCGTCACAAGCACCCATAAACCAGCAATTCGGCTCTATGTTGAAAAAGGCGCATACTTCGTGCATTTGCCAATCCGAAGGCATTCTTCCACGTTCAAGTGCAAGGTACTGTTCGTAATTCATACGACAGCCTATGTTTTTCATAGCTCTTACGGCATCTTTAGCAGAATCGTACTCTTTGCACCGTACCTGCGTTAATATTTCGCCTTTATTTATCATTGCGCCTGACACTTATCTCTACACACTAAAGACTGTTTTATTATAAGAAACTGCCTTTTATGCGTTTTAACTAAAGAATCGAAACTTCTCCGATTACCTCTTAGAGTTTAGTCGAAAAATTTAAATAATTTTCGATTGTCGCCTAATCTAACAAGTGTTTTTATAATTTGTTGTTGATATATTTTGACGCTCAAGACCGATACGCACTAAGGAATACCTATCGCATGAAAGCGTTTAAACTACAAAATTCAATAGCTCAATTCCCAGCAGGTTGCACACTTTGGATAGATAAAAAACTACCTGTTTTGGGTGATGGGTGGGGGCTCTACTTATTAGATAAACGGCATGTTTTACTACAAGCCAAAGACAGTAACCTACCTAACATTACTTTTTTAGGTAAAGTTGTTAGTTATTCAACTGTCGAGTTCAATAACCACTTCAATTGGCGCAGATGCTATGAAAGCCTCCCACAGACTAGCGAACTTGTCTGTTGAAATATAAGATTCTAACGACTCTAAGGATTTCGCATTATCAATAGTTGCCTCTTGCTTTAATAGTGCTTGTGCTTGTTGAATAGCTTCGTCTTCTGTCATTATCGCCTTCTCTCTTTGCCTTGAACGGCCTTTTCTATGAGTTCATCAAAGTGTTTAACAGCTTCGGGGTCAAACTCTAATAAGGCTTTTCGATTAAACAACCACGCGCTAAAGTGTTCAGCGTGGTATTCATACTTATTAGTTTGACTATACCGTGTTAAATATTTAGCACCGTTAGGGGCACTAGAAGCACCTGCCCAATAGTGTACTTGATGACCTAGTTCGTGAACCCATACCGCTACGGTTTCAGCCTCTTTAGAACCACCAAAAGCTAACGCCCAAGTGTCTTTACTATCACTCTGATTAGCTAAAACAGCTTTATCTACCGCTTGGGTTAACTCGTTGGCTATTACCTGCTTATCGGCTTTTTTAAGGTTAACCTTACTATTGCCTTTAACCACAATATGATTATAGGACGCATTAGTAAAACCGCCTACACGCTGAACACCTCGTATAGTGTAATTATGGCTCCCGAATCGGCGTTGATCTTCATCAAGATAGTCTAAAACCTGTTCACGTATTTTTAAAGAGGCTTTGTTTCTAGCACTCATTTCAGATTGACGAATAACGAGTGTTTTTAACCCTTTCTCATTAGTAAACGCTTTGACTTTCTCTAACGATTGTTCAGCACCCGGTAGCTGTTGTAAGACATCGTCAATATCGGTAGCTGATATATTTCTTAATGTAGAAAAAGCGCTTGGGGCTATTCGTTGTTTAAGTTCAACAGGGGCTTCAGGTGTTCCTACCACTTTATTAAATTCAAGGTCTTTGCTATCGCTTAGTTTTTTAATGTTACCCGAACGTGATTTACCGGGGTTGTAATCCCAGCCGGGGTCTATTCCTTCTGGTACGTGTAACGTTTCACCTGTACGTTTGTTGTGCCAAGGTTTTGTTTCAATAACGGGCGGTTTTGATACGCCACCTAATCTATCAACTTCATTTTTACTTATTTGTCGAATACGACACTTACAACCCCAACCGTTAGGGGTTGCGTGGGTGTCCCAAAAAGGGTCGTCAACAGGCAGTATTAAACCGTCCCATTGTGTATGTTCGTGTCTGTGTTCTTTAGATGGGCCTAGCCCGTAAATGAGATAAGGTATCGCTGTTTTGTTTCTTTCGATACGCTCCCACTGTCCCGCACTCCGTGCAGTTCTCATATTGGTATCGTAGATAACTTGTAACCGTCGAGGGGTATTAATCCAACCGCGTTTTTCTAGTAAAGGCTCAAGTTCTTTTTGAAACTGTTTAAACGTTTTACCTTGAACTAACGCATCGTCTAACGCTGAACGAATATCAATAAGCAAGTCTTGCGTCATTACCTTGGCAACGGTGAAAGCGCGGGTGTGTTCTTCTTTCCACACGTCCCGGTAATCCCAACCAATTTTATATCCTTTCGCTCTAAAGTAATCTAACGCTTCTTTAGGCGGCGGAGGTGTGGCGGGGTTAATCATTCACTACCTTCTACACCGTCACCGTAGGCCATTAAACCCGCTTTTGCTAATGACTCCGTTAACTTTTTAAGGTCGGCTTGTTCTAAAAGTTGAGGTAATAGCTCCGCTAATTCGTCATAGTCTTCAGTACCTTGTACAGCCGCTAATATCGGGTCGGTAACTGTGGCGGCTTGTGGCTCCCATTCGTCTAATAGATCAGCCGCTAACAAATCAATATCGTCAGATTGAGCGCGGTTAATTGCACGGTTAGCGGCTGGTTCTTCAACAACCGTGGGAGTAGAAGCAGGAACACCCAGTAATTCGGTATCTTTACCCGGTTCAGATAAACCTAACTTAGTACGCACTTCAGACATAGACACTTTCAAGCCTAAAGGAACTAATTTTTCTAAATTCGCCGCTAGTGCGGTTAGGTCTTCTTTTTCGGGGATATTAATAATGACACGCGGGTAAACGTCTTGTGGCCCATAATTAATATCAATATACGGACGAATTAAGTCACGGTTAATAGTGTTAGCGAGTTGCTTCGCATCGGCGGCGATAAGGTCTTGTCGAACAGACTCTTGGGAATCTTCGTTACCTAGTTTACCCGGCGTTCCTTCAGAACTTGCGGTTTGACCAAGTACCGCTTTTGATATTTGTCGATCAATCCATTCGACCATACGGGCAAATACTTCAGAAGCACCCGCTGCTTGTGTGATCTGTTCAAACTCAATAACCATCGAATCGGGCAAAATAGCGGCGGCATCAGAACCTATATTGCTAACCGCTGTTTTTAAAATATCTTTATCTTCTTTACTTGCGGCTTGCCCATATTTACCGATACGTAGCGGGATACCATAAATTTCTAGAAAGCCTACCCAGTCTTTTATTCCATACATTTTACAAATATAAGAAAGCGCAACTAACCGCGCTAAACCACCACGAAGTACTAAACCCGACTTTAAACGGGGCTTATGGACAACGAATTTATAAGGCGGCATGGGTAACCCGTTAGCCGGGTCTGATTCATCAACAATACGCATTTCTTCTGCATTCTCGTGATGAAACATAAAGAACCTTGGGTCACGCCATCGGTATTCTTTAGGCTCCCATTTAGCGCCGCTTCTATCCCATATAATTTCATTAACGCTATACCCTTTACCTAACGCGTCTAAGGCATCGTCCACTAAATCACCGAAGTCAGGCGCATCAATTAGCTGTTGAATATCTTCTGCTATTTTCTGGGCTTTGCTGTCATCACCTCCCGCAACAACGGTAACGGGTAAACTAGATACCGCTAGTTTTCGAGTTCGTAAAACACTGGAATAATGCGGGTCGCGTTCTTCCATTTCTTCAGCAAGAGTTAAGTAAGCATCTGTGTCACCTTCAGAAGCTGCTTTTAAAATGTTAGCGAGTTTTTGAGGGGTTAAACCACTAGCAACAGAACCGCTACCCCATAAATTACGAACGGTAGTAGGCCCGGCGAGTTCAGAAGACAGGTTTTTAATGCTCGCTTTCTCTTTAGCGTCTTGCTTTTTCTGTTGTCGTTTATTTAAAGCCATGGTTACCATGCCCCTTCACGTTTAAAGTCGTTACCGCCGCCTTCAACTGGACTGTAACCAAAACTTTGTTGGTTGTTGGTAGCCCACTTTAAAAACTGGCTAGTACTGTCTACTTGGTCGTCGTGTTCCGCTAAAGGAAACATAAATAGTTCTCTTTCATAATCCGGTAGCCAAGCGGCTGAATCAGGTAAAAAAACAAGACCCGCTTCAACCTTTGCAGACTGCGCAGACATACGCGTGATCTTGTCCCCTTCTGGTTCGATAGCAATAACAGGGATTTTTGTATCTGCTTGCAATTCCTGTATTAATTGTTGTCCGCTCGCTTTATCTTCAATAAGTACCGCTGAAGGGTTCCACTTTTTAGCCAAGCTTTTAGCAGTCGATTTTAGTTCTGGGTACTTAACCCGGTCTTTCCACGTATCCAACAAGTAATAAGCTAATTTGGTTTCTGCCCACGTAGTACACACTGAAGGGTCATTAATTTCTTTAGCCTTATTTGCGGTATCCCAAGACTGAACAATACGAATAGGGTTCGCTGGGGGAACACGATAGCGTTTAACCCATGGCTTTTTAATCATCCCACCTTCTGCGGGTACTGGGTTTTGTTGGTATTGCCCCGCATAACCATAAGTCCCTAACGCTTTTTTAGTCTTTTCTATTTCTTCGGTGCCCTCTCGTTCAGGGTGAAGAATATCGCCGACTTCCCTTGTTTTCTGAATAGAACCAAAATCAATAATGGTTTTCTTTTCAGCTATCGCGGGTATTTTTAAATGCTCCCAATCGCCTTGGGCTAACAAGTGACCCGATAAATCTTTTTCGTGAAGCCGTTGCATAACGACAACAATCACGCCGTTCTTCTTATCGTTTAAACGACTGTAAAATGTTTGGTCGAACCAATCTAAGGCGTTTTCCCGTTCCGTTTGGCTCTCGGCTTGTCGCGGGTTGTGTGGGTCGTCAACAATAAGAAAGTCGCCCCCTTCACCCGTTGCTGTACCGCCTGTACTCGTGGCTATCCGGTGACCCCGTTCGGTAGTAACAAACTTCGACTTCTCGTTTTGATCTTTTACTAAATGCACATCAGGAAAAGCCCGTTGATACCAAGGGCTTTGAACTAATAAACGACAATCAACACTGTGTTTTAGTGATAATTTATCCGAATAACTAGACGCTAAAAACTTTGCACTCGGGTTGTTACCTAATACCCAAGCAGGCCAAGCCACCGTTACCGCAATAGACTTCAAATAGCGTGGAGGGATATTAATAATTAGCCTTTTAATATCGCGGTTTGTGCAAGCCGTAAGATATTCAGCGATTAAATCAACATGCCAGTTATGTAAATATTGCGCTCCGGGGTCTACCGTTAAAAAAGACCGCTGTATAAAACTCGATAAACGACTACGCATAAGCGCATCAAAGACAAGCGTGTTATCAACCTTGGCATTCATTACGGAATTGCTCTAAAACAGCTTGGTCTTCTTCAGATAACACGTTATTAGCTTCGGGGGCCACATCATCAAGACCACGAATACGACGAATCACTTCAACGTTATGGCGGCTTGCTTCGGTTAGCACTTTCAAATTACGTGCATCAATCGTCATTAACTTACTGTATTTTTTATCAGCGTCTTGTTGAATAGCTTTTAACGCTGTGTTGGCAATCTGTAATGCAATACGGGCATTCTCTAACCCCGTACCCATATCATTAATATCTTCAATCGCCGCTTCATCAATGGCCTTTGCTACTGCTTCAGGTTGGTTAGCGTGTTCAGGGGCAACTTTACCCGCTAAATGTGCTTTAACTCTTTCACGTTTAATCGTTGTACCGTCACGAACCCAACCAAACTTTTTAGCTCTACGACGAATAGCACCGTCTGACGTGCCGAACTCAGAAGCCATAGCACGTAATGATTTAAGACCTGCGCGGTATTCAGTTTCAACACCTAACCAATCAACTGCTTTAGCCACTATTTTTACTCCGTTCACGGTCAATCTTTAACTGTTCTAGCTTAAACCAAAGGTTAACAAAGAAAGTGGCGACACCGATAATTAAGCCACCCACTATGCCAACAACACTCCATTCAGCAGAAGATAACCCGGCAACTATTGAAGTTGCAGAAGCACCGTAAGAAGTAGTTACTGCTATTTTCTCGACCATGGTTTAATCTTTCCTCATAACTTCAGTTACTTTGGGAATGACTTTTTCAGCACTACGACCTACGACATAACCACCTAAGCCAATTTGTAAAAGTGTCCACGCTTCAGCAGCTAATCGAAAAGCCAATAAACCAAAAGAATCACACACAACTAGAAACAAAAAGGTCAACATAGTTATGGGTCGCCATGTTCGTTGAAACCAACTAGCCCCCTCTGCTTCTGCGGTAATTACTTTTGTTTTAGCTTCGACAAGACGCGCTTCATAATCCATAACTTGAGAAGCCATAGCGTTTTGCATTTCAAACAACTTCGCTTTAATTTGAAGACGTTCTTCGTCACTAGTATGTAAGTCGTCAATTAAATCGGTTACGGGTTTAACGACACCCGTTAATAATTTCCATACACTCATTACGCGGCCTCTTTGACTTTAACAATGACGGGATAATCAGAATGGGGAAGTTGAAAGTGTGGCCCGTCTTTAAAACTCGACCAATCACCACCCCACTGGATAGGTATATTTAATTCATTAGCGGCCTGTTTCATTGCATCCGCTATCTTGTGATACAAAGGCCAATCCCAGCGAACAGAACTCGCAACATACGCACCTAAATCAACGGCATGGCCTGTTAGGTGTCGGCTGTTCATCGTTCGGGAAGCACCACTAGAAAAAAGTTCTTCTTGTCGCTCTACCGTGCGTAGCCCTTCAAGAACCATAAAATCAACGTCAGTAATTTCAATCGCACGTTCAACAATACGGACAAGATCAGGGTGAACCCCTTCTAGCCGTTGGCGTGATCGTTTACCTAGTGTGTAAGACATGACTTTTCCTAGTGTTGCTAAATTTTGCACTAGGATGTATAGGAAATGAAAAAATGTTCAGGTGCAAAATTGCACTTGTAGGGTTGAAAAAGTGAGTTTTAAGCGTTACTAGGGTTAATAATATACATAATACTTCGACGACTTAGGCCGTATTTAGCCGCTAAGAAATTAGCCCGGCAAAAACCTTTTTCACCGTTCAACTTGTAATACTCGTTTTTAATTAAACCATTTCTGATCTGTTTAAACTCTTTCTTGCTCGGTAGGTGAATAACATCGCTCGTATATCGGTCACATAGCTTCTGTGCAGTTTCCAATCCCAGTATTAACGTCAATGGGTGGTCGTGTGCTGCCTTAGCAGGAACGTACACACGGGCACCACCCATTGACTGACCTAACCTTACCGCCGCATCAGGGCCTATGATTTCCGCTATCTCGTGTAATACGCTCATTATTTATATTCCTCGTGCGTCACTTTTGCGTCGATTATTTCAACTGCGTCAGCTTTTGCGTCACCGTGTTGAACACTAGCCGCTGTCTCACCTGCTAAACCAAAATACGCCGCCCCATCTACAAAATTATCAGCCTTGAATGCGCCTTGCTCACTACGTACTAACTTCAGGCAAACCATAAACTTCCAACCTTGCTCTTCTGTCAGTTTGTGACCTGTTAACGCATTAAACATGGCTACGGTGTTCGCCATAGACCGTTCACCTTCAGGATTATCGTAAGTCGTCGCACGATCAAACATTTCAGATTGCGCTTGTTGTAAAAAATCAGGGGCTTTCATGTTCGTTTCTCCTGTAAATTAAAAAGAGACGCTAAGGAGACACCAAAATTATTAGTAGTGGCCTGTCTTAACTCCTTACAGTTTGTGGGTTTCGTTTGTTTTGGAGACGCAAGAGACGAGGAGACGCTATTAAAAAACCTATATACGTGAAAATAAATAAATATTTTCTTCTTACACATTAATAAAAAAAAGGCGTCTCCCGTCTCCTTTACTATGTAACTATTTGTTTTTATTATTAAATTCAAGGAGACGCCGACAATTTTAACGCGTCTCCTTAGCGTCTCTTCTATAGGCCACATTCGGTTAACGCCTCTCTAATCTGCTTATTATCTAGCTCTTCGTCTTTTACGAGCTGCCACGCTCTTCTCATTTCTCCATTCACTTTTATGCGAATAGGTCCTAACGCGTGATGTTGTAGAAGCTTCGTTAGCTGGGTTTCTTCTATACCTGAATCGAAGTCATCACCGTCTGATTTATTAACCAACTCTCTTACTATTTGTTTAACTGTCATTGCTGGATACGGTGGGTTTTCGATTAACTCCCAAAACAACACTTCTGTTTCGGTGCGGTTGTTGTGAATCATTCGAGTACGTGCGTCAGTATCCATTGAACGTTTCCAATTAAACGTTGACAGGTCACGGGTTGTTAGAAAATTGTATAGCTGAATAACCCCATTAGATTCTAACCACGCGTAAAGGCGATCATAGTAACTTTCGCTTTTAGGGTTGTGTGGGCATTCAAAGACGTTGACGCGTCTATCTTGAGTCGTTAGAACGAGTGCGTCGGGGTGGTTAGACATGAAGAAGAAGTTTGTAAATACTTGCTGTGTCTTCTTACCCCCGTACTTCAGATTTACTTCTAAATAGGGTTCGGTGATTCTGTCACGGATTTTGTCTGATACTGAAAAACGTTTATTGCCTTCTTTCACTTCTTCGATAGCGCACACAAGGCTTTTATTCAGATAATCTTGATAAGCCCCCGCGTTACCTTCACCAGATAACGTATCCATTTTAGTTTTAGTACAATTCCATTGACCTAGAAGCTTCCCCAGTAACTCAACCACCCAACCGCGCCCAGTACCATGCTCAATAGATACGTGAAGCGGTGCCACTTTACAACGCCGTTCAGGGTATTGAAGGTTAAACGCCATCCAACTAATAAACCATTCCCGTTCAACCTCTATCGGGAACAAATACGTCATGTGTTCAAAAAAAACGTCTAGTTTGTCGCGGGTATCTGTGCCTAAAAACTCAGGCATGTGAAATTCATTAATCCAATCAAGGCCGTAATCATCAGTGATAATACGACCCTCTTTAGGCACATAAACCGTGCCTTCAGCCGATAGCCTTTTAGGGTCTACTAGCCACGATTTCCATACAGGGTCTAGCTTTGTATTGTCGGGGTCTTTGGCTGTCGG